CAATAAGACTAATCTCATTAGCATTTGGTGAGATGATATGTGTATCCCCACCACCATCTAAAAATAATGATAATCCCTGCGGGATAACCAAACCAGCAGCGTTGAGAAGTTCATCAAATGCAGCCTGAACATTTGTGGCTGTAAGAAAACCAGACGAGGGGTTGAAATCGATATCATTTGCATCAGCCCCGGAAGCATGAATCCACCCACTCCCATCATATATCCATTTGGAGCTCTCACCTGGCTGTAATGTGATCGTATAGCTTGCCCCAATGATATCAATTGGGTCTGTGGATAGATCGTCGTTAACGACCCAATACACGCGCCCTGCAGTGGTTACTGTAGGGTCTTGTAATGTTTGATCATTCCCTGCAGCACCTAATGTGATTATCACCCCTGAGAATGAATCAATCAAAGCAGTACTTACCGCCGCATTGATGGCGGGGTCAGTTGCTGTTGTCATTGGGAGGCTGGCCATTGTAAGTCCCCATGAACCGGGGGAAGATGATGGAGCACTTCCAGCCCCATTAGCAAGGGCTGTATACAGTTGACCTTGGTAGTTTACAATATCACCAATGATGTAATATTGACCGATGACCCACGACCCCAAAGCGGACCCGGATTTGGCCCCTAAGGTTCGGGTGTTTTGTACAACTTGTTCTACGATTGTTCCTAACATAATTCTAATCTCCTTACCTTAGGATTCAATTACGCGAACAGCCTGGGCTGCAATACTAGAAACAGCCTTAACATGAAGGTGTAAACCCACGGATGGGTCACCCTCTTGAATACCCTTTGGAAGGCTGATGTTATAAACTTCTCCACCACCACCATTTAAGATCATAGCATTGGCAGTTGTGATCGCTGTGGCTGCAGCATCATCTATAAGAATATAGATGTCTGTGTCGGGTCTGATCATGAGCACGGTTGTGTTAGTATCCAGGGCAAGGTTATCTTGAGCGCCTAAGGAAATATCTAAGGCTGCTACTTCCGACCAATCATTTCCGGAAACACCGAGTGTTACGCCCTGCTGTGTACTGAACAAATGTTTCTTTAAACTCATCGTATCCTCCTGTTAACAATTACGATTCTTGTTACGTTTTTAAAACCTAATCCCTCGGTGTGGTTTCGGTTAAGCTCATTTCTTAAGGATGAACTCGTTAATGTATTCCCATAGGGATTTTTTGTTCACCATCTTGTTGGCGTCTTCAATCGGTTCCCATGTCATTCCTGGGTCATTCGATTTTGCCCAAGCATAAAGTTTTTCAAAAGCCCAGTTCCAGGATGGGTTACCACCCTTCAATTTTTTCTTTTCCGATTTGGTGGGTTCGGGTAATTTACGACCGGCCTCAATAACTTTAGTTTGATATGCTTCCACTTTATCTTCCAACTCCACTGGAATTTTGCCAGACCAATTCTCAGGGAAATCTGTAAGCAATTGGAAGGCCTTCTTTTCAGAGATCTCAACAACACAAGATTGCGGAGAATCTACATCACAATCGATGGGTTCATTTGTCACGGGGTCCATCCCAGAATAACGTTGGATGATATGGCGACCCTTACCGCCCTTATAGGTCAATGTGATCATTTTTGTTTCTTCGCTCATATTCATTTTCCTTTCAAAACTTTAAATGAGCGAGGGCCGATCAATTGCTTGACCAACCCCGCTCACACCCACCGAAGGAACCACGCGGAATCATTCAGTGAAGTTTAGGTTTCAGATTGATTAACCTACTGCTGCACCCTTCTGGAACAGTACAAAGATATCATCACTAGCTGCACCAGCCGATTCAAGGGCTACACAAACTCCCTCTGCAATGGCAGTAGTTGTGACATCATTGTAAACACCATTCGATTCCCACTCAAGGAAATCACCGGCTGTGACGCCAGTTCCTGCACGGACGATACCAATCTGGGCACCTTTGAACATACCCCATTTACTTCTCTTAGCATCACCTGTAAGGGAGGCTGCAAAAAGTTCGACTGGACCGAGGTTGAAGTTATCTCCAGCCCCAGTTGCTTTGACCAGACCATCAATGGTCCAACCCACTGTATCACCGTTGACCAAAGCCTCAGCAGATTTGATCGGAGCAGCGGCACCATAAAGGGGTGCGCCATTATATGAAATGAGATAACGAATGATGTCATCATACTGGACATACTCGCCCACATTTGCATTGTTACAATAGAACCGAACTGATTCTATTTTATCGAGAGGGCAACCAAAATCCTCAAGGGCAAACTCTGCCCATTGATGAACTGTGGTCACAGTCGCTGGGACATTGACCTTTGTTGAGATTTGACCACCATCATAAACCAGGGCAATCAGCATCTCACCAGCTGTACCAAAGTCGCCAGAACTGGCTGTTGAATTCCAGAAACCCAGATAAGCAGTGTCTGTCCAATCCAACTGTTTGATACCGTTGATCTTTGCAGCTGGAAGGGATTCATCAATGTATGCTAGATCAACATACTGAGTTCCGTCACAGGCTGCAGTTGCCACGAGTTTCATGCAGTTCGTTCCTACACGTTTGCCAGCTGCGGCTGCCGCAGCAATATCGAAAGTACCTGAATCAGATTCAGTCACACCATCCACGGATTCACAATCGAATACCTGGGCCATGTGATTGATACCTGCACCAAACATCACCTGCTTCATCCAGGTTGAGAATGACTGGTTAGCACTCTGATTGTTGTTCATGGCTGGAACACCAATCTGTTCGAGTACAGCTAATCCAGGACCGGGTCTATCTTGTTTGTAAGGTTTCATTAGAAAACCCTTTCACTTTTTTGTGTTATTGTTTTCTTCGTCTTTTTGCGAAGTTTAATTAGCTAGCGATATTGTAACCAATACCAACTGAAGCTTCACCGGACCCAGGAGTGTTGACCCGTTTGAAATCCGATCGTACAGAGGCAACTGCCACATTCTGAAGGGTTTCAATATCACGGGCTGATTCAACTTTCATCCCACCAGCTTTCTCAGCTGCATAATGAGCTTTGGTATTGATAAGCAAGACCTCAGTCTTGGTCATTGTAACGCCATCATAAACACCAGAGGCATTTAGATCGTCACGAATGAATTCGGATACTGAAATTCCACAACCATCCAGGACAGCAAGTACACCATTTTTGGCTGTAAAGGCTGGACCGAATTTTTCAAGAGTTTCAACTTCATCAATACTCAAAGCTGAAACATATGATTTGATTCCCATGGCATAATTCAGGTCCATAGGATTTACACCAAAGCGACCCATTTTTTTACGGATGGCCCTCAGATTGGCGAGGCTGTATGTAGAGCAATCGACTGCAGCTTCACCTGCACTGTTGCCTGACATATAACGGAGCCCGTCATAGGCCTTACGCACGTCCTGCGCGGATGTGACGTCAGCATCAAAGTGAGTACTGTCGGAGATGTCCCCATTCAGAATGGAATTCTCTTTGGCATCCACGATCGATTGTAGAAGTTCTTCACGAACCAGAGGGAACATCGCAATGGCTGCATCCTCTGTGATATCATCTGACCATAACATTCGCAGAGCGAAGGTCACTGGGTCAAATACCGTATTCCCGGAAGGAGGGGTTGCGGTTGGAACTTTTGAAGGAGAATCAGAAACTGGTTCACCAACAAGATAAGCAGTTTGACGCGTTCCCTTTTTGGGAAGTTTGAACTGGCCCGTGCCCATGGGAATTGTAAGGAAAGGAAATAGACCTGCGATCTTCAATTCCAAACGAATGTCATCAGTAATCTGATTTGACATTTGGGTTGGTACCCATTCCAAACCCTGACCAGATGTTTCGGTATTCAGGGCTTTTGCATACTCTGGATTCCGACCCAACTCAAACATCAGAAGTTTGTATGTATCCAAACCCTTTACAACCTCAGAATATCTCTGTGGCTCCCCATTACGAACAGAGGCAAGAGCTTTGAACATTCCCAGGAGATAGACCTGATCATTCAAGTCAGCAATCGACTTTGAAATCTCATAGCCTTCACGGTCTGGAGTCCAACCCTTACGGCGATCAAATTCCACGTGAGGTTTATACAGAGCCCGGGTAACTGGGTCAGTATTGTAACCATGCATTGCACGGATACCTGGGTCATTCAAAACAACATCAAATGCTGTCTTGGTTTCAGCTTCATTCTGTTTCTGAATCAGAGCCAATGAATCATTGGTGGTCTGTTCAAAAGCACTCTGTTTTCCCATCACAGCTTCAAGGTCGGCTTGGACCTTATCCATCACACCTTGCTGGGTGCTCTGGTTATCTGCAACAGCCTGAATAGCTTTCTGTCCTTTGACGGAAATCTCCAGGATTTCATCCATCTTTTGAGCTTGTTCTTCTGGAGTCATTTTTGACTTCCTTTCTTTGTTTGAGTTTCGGGCTTAGGAGTTAATCAGACTGTTAGCTATTTCATTAATCCGACCCATCGTTTCATCTATTGATTTTAAGGTCTCTTCAGAGACAATAACAATTCCCTCTTCATCCGGTGGCGGGGTTTCCCGGTCCATCTGGATTTGACCTTCTAAGGATTTTAAGCGACCCTTGATTTCCTTCATCTCGGAACCCAGTTCACCCAGTTCGGGGGAATGGTCCTGGAAGGCCCTCAAAGCCTGCTCATCGAACCCATAAAACTTATTCACATATCCCTCAAATTCTTCCAGTGCAGTCTCACCGAAGTTCTCCAGGACGCCTTCCAAAATATCTTGGTAATCTCTCTTTGCTAATGAGGAAGGTAAAGCACCAATCGCAACCACTGAAAATTCCAGTAGTTCCCATTTCTTGTGGGTGGGTCCAGTCTGGCCTTTCATCACTGCTTCTTTTGAAATCTCAATTGGATTAAAACCAATCGAGCCAGCATTCAAAAATCCACCACGAACCTTATCTGCAATCATGATTGCAAAGGGGTCTGAACCACCCTCATCAAATATCACTGGAGCATCAAAAGCTTTGCTGGTGATCTTAATCCTATCAGTGGCCAGTTTCCCGATCGGGATTTGACCTCGACCAGGTAAGAAGCCATGCTGAATAAGAACGATCGGATTCGTCTTATAGTGATCGAGTACGGCCCCGTCCGGGAGTACAACTTCACCATACCGATCAATCTTCTTTTCTGTAAGACGAAACATGACTGAACCATCGTCAGCCTTCGCTTTTAATACCTGAGCATGTCCATTTTTCGTGATCATAATTTCTTATCCTTTTTTCGGTTTCTTTTTTTCCTTAATCGGGATTGTAAAGCATCTCTCATTGACCGAGGATGGGAATGAAGAATCAGCTCCGTCATTACCTGGGAATGAGGCCCCAACCTTAACAACAGTGCCATCCATATCCTGATGGGAATCGCGAACATCACCATCCCTCTGTGTGGCCCACATGTGACTCTTAACTACCTTTGATTGTTTCATAGAATCCAGTCGACCCTTATTCCCGGCCATGACCATTTCTGTCCTTGCAATCCTGGTAGCTCTCATCAAAGAATTATTATTAAAATATGTAGTCAATCTTGCAGCCATTTCTTCTACTGAGAGACCCTCAGCTAATCCCTCTGCAACCAGTGCATTGATTGCATCGGCTGTTGTTGTATTTATTAGTTCGGCATACTGGATTGATCGACCTTCCACCCAGGCTGTTGAGGCTGGATTCTCAGCAAACTTTTCACCAAGCTCTTCAGACAATTCCCCACCTGCAATATAGAGGGCATCCGCAATATAGGGCTCACCAATCTTTTGCATGATGGCATTCCATTCATCCATATTAAACTGGACCCCGGTCACTGTATATTTTTTGGACCCCGGTTCAATCTCTTCATAATGAATACCGAGCTCCCTGAGGTAAGCTTCCATGGTGAGTGATTTATTGGAATTGATATTGGACAAGACTTCTTTCTCTTGTTTCTTAAATGCTTTATGTAAGTCCTTTGCAAACTTGGGGCCGAGCTTCGTCACCAATCTATAAATAGAAGATATAGCCGAAGCTTTCATCATTTGTATTTCTACATTTCTGGTAGTCTTGTCCAGTAGTAAACCCGTTGCTTCAGCAAGGGGTACACCTGATGCTTTTGCAATTGCCTGGGCGTAATCCGCTAAGGCTGATTTAGAATCATCACCCTTCCCCGGGTCATCAATCTCTGTACCCATGGGAATCATATTCATCGGAACCCATAGCTGGTCTGCTAACGGGTCTGAATGTTCCTCTAAGCCCAATACCACTGTTCGGTATTCATTCGGGGTTGACGCCCCATTCTTGAGCCCTCGTTCATATCTCTCGGATAGCTCTGTCTTATCAGGTTGTAAGGCTGGAACATCATCCAGGTCAAATCTAAATCGGACATCCTTCTGTTTGGTAATCTCTGGAAGGAGAAACTCAGTGAACATCATATTCAATTTCATGGTCAGTGATGTGATCGTAGTTGACCAGAATAATTTCTCTTGAACTCCTGCATTGGCAAGGACAGATGCTTCTTTAAAGTCCATCATGAAGATGGGTGGGACACCATAAACTTCGGCCACTGTATCTTTGGACCATTGGCGCTGTTCAAGGTACTGCATATCTTGATTTGATAAAGCAATCTTTTTGAAGTCCATCCCGTGATCTAACATGATGGGCTTACCTGCATTATGGACCCCAGTATATTGTTGAGTGAGGTGGTCCTTAATTCTCTTCCAAGGTTTATCTCCCAAGGCTTGATCAGTACTAAAAACACCAGAGGGTTTCATCCCTTGGCGATATGTGGTTTTGTTAGTTTGAACTGCATCCAGGTCCAGGATGATATCTTCTCTAGCGGCTGAGAGTGGACTCAAACCCCGGACCGGATTGTTTGGGTTGAAAAACTTAAAGAAAGAAATGTCATCTGCAGGGATGTGAATTCGTTTTCCTGAGCCACCTACAAAGATGAAGTGATCAATCTGGAAATCATTCACTGGAACAATATCTAAGAATGAAGGGCTTATGGGATACATAGCTTCAATCATTCCCCCGGCTGTCATCTGTTTCAGCCAGGGTGATTCCCCTGTAAGAAGGAGGTACAACAAAGCAGCCTCCCAGAAATCATAAGAGGTTTGAAATTCATTATAAGTTTTGAAGATACTAAAATCAGGTTGGTCAGTCACATCCAGATATTCATCACCGACTTTTCTTTCGATCACAACTGGGAGCTGAGCAATGGAACGGGCCACAATACCTGCGGCCCTATAAACATATGATACGGTCTTGTAAGTTTCTTCATAGTCAGCACTGTGTGGTTCCGGTGCTATCCCTAACCCACCATAAGATTCAACAGTTGCTATCTTATGCAATTCATCTGGGTCTGTTATAAATGTTTTCATCCCATTAGCAATTCTAATGTTCTGAAAGAAATCACCTAACATATTCATAAAACTCTACCCCAATAAAGGTTAGTGAAACAATTATAAAAAGGCACACAAAGAAAATCCCATGCCAGTAAAACAACCTAGCAGGGAATCCAGCCTTATCAAATCCTTTTTCCTTTATCGTTGTAAGGGTAAATGCAAAGGACACAAACCCAAAGACCAAATATCCGATCGACCACAACTTAAATAACAAAATCATACGGCGTAAACTCCTTTTTCGCGGGGGTACAAGTTAATTTCTATATAGCTATGCGGACATAAGGGATTAATAATATTATACTTAACA